TCCGTTTTTCTTCATCCCTCCTTCATTATACCGCCTTCTTCTTTTCTTGCGTAGGTTCGTATCTATTTTTCGCTTACCTGTAACATAAGCACACAGCACGTTGCTTGCCTTCATTGAATGCCAAAAAACCGCGCCACAGCGCGGTTTTTCAGGGGTGGTATCTTTTTTGTATGCCATTCATGGCAAAGGTGGCCTATTCTGATACAAATGCACCCCCTTGGGATAAGGGGGTGCATTTGCCATGGGGGTGTGCAGCCAATCATCCTCTACATTTATTAGGTTTGATCTAAGTAGAAAAAAATTACATTCGTCAATGCCTTACTCATAACTGAAATGGTACGATCAAAATTTTCCGGAATGGCACTTGAATCATTATGCGCTAAAATATTACGATAATATGTAATATCATCCTCATCAAAATTTTTCCCAGGTCGGCGAGTTTTATGAAAGCCGACCTTAGTAGGCACACTTGAAGTGTTAAACTGATTTTTGATAAAATCGGTGACATCTTTTTGCTTACGATTTTGAGAAATAAGTGACAGTAAGAATTCATACTGCATTAGATATCGAACAGCAATATTTTCAATTTTCATTATATTTCCGAAGATGGTGAATCGGTCCTTTTTTCGCAAGTCTATAGACGAATTCAAAAAAAGTCCTGCATATCGCTGAATAGGATATGAAACCGTCACAGAAAGAGTATCCACCATCAATATCATGTCATTAATAATGAGAGGACCATCTTTAGGCTGTTCATTTGGATTGTAAATATCCCCTGTTCGAACGGAAAATTCAGTAACAACTGCATCAAGGTGTCCAATGATATTTGTGATAAATAATTCTACAGACTGACGTGTAGAGTCTATTATTGAACTATCGATAGTTATATCTGGGGCAAAAAACACCTTTATGCCGACTATGCAAAGATCATCTTGAAGTATTTCGATAGAAGTAATATTTTCGTGCCGTTCAATTGAGAATGCGCGACATTCTCCGTTTACAGCAATTCCATCTATGCCAGAAACGTCAAAAATAATGAAAGGGTTCATGGCCATCTTCCTTTAGCTCAAAAATACTGTATTATTTAATTTTAGCACAAATCTCTTAAAAAATGAAGACCCTTTTCAATAATTCTCAAGTTCAGGTCAAAGATTCGGATACCAGCGCAGCAGATCACCGCGCCCTTCCTCCTCCAACTGCTCCACCGCATATCGGAGCCATTCCTCCGGGGTGGGAATGTCCCCGGCCCGTGGTATCCGCTCCCAAGATGCCCGCTTTACCGGGTCGGGGTCATTCATCCCCTGTTCTATGCGGGCCGAGATGATGGACCGCATTTCTTCCACAGAGATGCCCCGCTGACGGGCCAAGCGTTCAAATAAAGTTTTCGGTTTTTCCATACTGACCTCCTCGCAGTAATCAGTATTTCCCGGCAGAGAACCGGGCAAACCGTATTTCCCTTTAGGGGATGTCACTGTCTACCTATCGTGCCTATTATAACACCATTTCGGGAATTATAATAGTTACAGATGGGTGGTGATGGCTTGGATGCACAAAAGCAGATCAAAAAACTGATGGAAGAACGGGGCTGGACAGATTACCGGCTGGCGAAGGAGTCCGGCCTCTCCCACTCCACCGTTACGAATATGTTCAACAGGAACAATGCTCCCACGCTGCCGACCTTGGAGGCCGTGTGTAGGGCATTTGGCATCACATTGGCGCAGTTCTTTTCAGAGGGAAATCCGCTGGAGCTGACCGAGGAACAACAAACGCTATTTGCCCGATGGAGTTCTCTGACCGACCGCCAGAAAAACCTGCTCCTCGAATTGATGGACACAATGTAAATCCCCGCTGATTCCACTTGGAAGAATCAACGGGGGTTTTGCTTGTGTCAGCTCTCTATTTCGCTGCCATTCTGGAATCTGAACACCAGCCGCCCATCATGGTAGGCCGTGGCCTTCTCCACCACCGCCAGCCAGAGCCGTTCATCAAATTCGTTGATGGCATCGCCGCGCTCGGACAGTTCAAACATAAAGCCGCCGATAGCATCGGCCTTGGCCTGCCGCTGCTTTTTCTGCTCTTGGAGGGCATCCGCCCTGGCCTTGGCCTTTTCATACCTCGCCACATATCCGTTGTAGCGTTCGGTGTATTCCTCCTGGCTCTGCGCACTTTGGGCATTTTCCTGGATGCACCGCTGGGTCAGCTCGGTGACCACCTCGATTTCCTGGAGCAGCCCGTCCAGTTCCGCGTCAATGGCGGAGCAGTCAGTGAGGGCGGTCTGCATCAAGCGGCAGTCCTCCAGCAGAGCATCCTTGCTGCCCAGCAGTTTGTTGAACGCCGCCAGGAACCGGGCCTGGATGTCCTCCTCCCGCAGATGCGGAGTGGCGCACTTTTTCTCGCCACTGAACTTCTCATTGCACTGCCAGATAACGCGGCGGTACTTGCTGTTGGAGTGCCAGACCTTGGGGCCGTAAAATGCACCGCAGTCGGCGCAAACGATGCGGGAGGCAAAAATACTGCCGCCGCTGTAGCGATGGCCCAGCCCTTTGCGCCGCGCAAACTCGGCCTGTACCTTATCGAACTCCGCCGGGTCGATGATAGGCTGGTGGCTCTCCTCAATGTAATACTGCGGCACTTCTCCCTCGTTGACCTTCATCTTTTTCTCCAGAAAGTCAACTGTAAACTTCTTTTGAAGGAGCGCCGCTCCTTTGTACTTCTCATTCGTCAAAATCGAGGATATCGTGGTAGTTCCCCATCCCCATCCGGGCCTTGTAGCCATCACCGTCCTCCATGTCGAACCACACGCCATACGCGGGGCGGTCTATCTGCTTCAGCAGGCGGAGCGTGTGCGCGGCCTCACTCCTGGCCTCGGTTACGGTCAGCGCATAGGAGTAAAGGTACACGCCGTATGGAACGCCAGCGGCTTTGGCCTTGCGGACATTTTCTAGAAAACGGCTGTCATCCTGGCTCACATCATCGTTTCCATAGCCACAGCGGATCAATGCAAACTTCCTCGCCTTCGCCGACCTTATAGGTGACTGTGGGCACGGGAAGTCCATCTTCAAGATCCGGGTCATGAGGATTCTCTACACGGACGCTCACCGGTACGGTGCGGCCCGCCTGCTGGCGGCTGGGGGCGGTAATGGTTATCTTGGGCTGGGCAGGATTGACGCTGACCGCCACCTGGGCCTCTCCAACAGCATAGTTTGCCGCGTCCTTGGGAGTGAACTTCACCTCATAGCTCCCGCCTGCCAGAGGCCGGGTCTGGGGCTTTGCCCAGGACCAGGCCCCATCAACTGCCTGCCCGTCGTTTACGGCACTGCCCCCAGACAGCTGCGCATCCGCCAGCGTTTGGCCGTACTCAATGGCCGGGGCTGTGGGCGCTGTCAGGGTCAGATCGGCTTGAAGTTCTCTTTTTTGCCTGCTCCTCGACTTGCTGGCGCAGGTTGGTCCCGTCATAAGTCAAGTCCATCTCGACAGCGGGCGTAAGGCTATCCTCGCTATACTCAATGTAGTATTTATTGGCCGAACTGGTAACCGTCCCGCCCCCGGTCAGGTTCTCCGCGCCATGAATGGTGATCGCTCCGGCCACCTGTATGTTCGCGCCGCTGGGAACCGTCAGCTTGCCTCCCTTGGGAACATACATACTCTTGGGAGCATAGCCCCAGCTAGTGTCCCATGTGGCATTTCCATAGACGTAACAGCACCCGGTTTCGTCGATGCTTCCTGTTGCACTACGGTTCAGCACAGCGTTTTCTGCATGACTGCTCACAGCCTGCCAATAGGAGGAGGTTAAGTCGATCAGCCCGCCGCCGGTAATCCTTCCTTCTCCCTCATAGCTGTTGTTCACGCTCACACGGCCGCGGTTATCCAGCGTCCCATTATTTTTGAGATGGTTTGTACGGACACGCACACCGGCGGGAACTTCCAGAGTTTTACCCGCTGGGATTTCCAGAGCATAGGCGTCTGTAGTTGAGAGCTGTCCCGTAGTAAAGTTCGCAGGCAAAGCCACCGTCCCAGGCGAACTTTCGTAGAATAGGTTGCCCCTCACCTCGTGATCCGCACGTATGTTGCCGCCGGTTATGGACAGCCCTTTAAACCAGGCGTCAGAGATGCTGCCATCCGTGACAATTGTGCCGCCGGAAATTGTGATGGATGGGGACACCACTTCACCCGTACCCCCTGCCAGTGTTGGCCCGCCATATATACCATAGCCCAAATTTGTCATGGTAAGGTTTATATTGCCGCCGCTGATTGTGATTGGACCCTTTTCCGATCGTATGCCGTACTCGGATTTGAACGTCATACTACCGCCAGTAATGGTTAGGTCCTTTTCGGTGTGGAACAGGTAGCCTGCCGAGCTACCTTCCGCTATAGTTATTTTGCCGCTCTCCATCGTAAGGGTATCGCAGTTGACCAGGGTACTGTTCTCATCCACCGAACGGAACTCCAACGAGCCCTCCCCACTGATCGTGACTTTTTTTCCGGCTGCTGCGAAAATGTCGCATTGCCATGTATCGGTCTTTTGGATTATGTTGCTGCCCTGTAGGACAATGCGAACATCGGTTATCCCGTTCGGGAAAGCGACCATATCCTTTACTTGCCCATTAACAAGAGAGGGCGCTTGCAGGTATAGATCGTTCAGGGTCAGCGTTCCCTTGCTCCCCTCCACTGTCCATGTCCAGCCCTCTGTGTTGCCATCAGTAGTTTGGCTGGACAGGTCAAGGTAAGTGGTCCGCGTGGGTGCCTCCGCCGCGCTGGCGCCTATGGCAAGCCCGAAAACGGTCAGGGCCAGGATCAGAATTGCAGTGAATATTTTCTTCATGGTAATACCTCCATTTTAGTTCTATATCAACCCCAAGCCCCGGGCGGCTGCAATGGCTTCAGCCCTTCCGCCGACCTCCAGCTTGCGGTAATTTTCCTTGATGTGATAACGCACCGTGTCCGGCTTCATACCCAGCCGCCCGGCAATCTGAGTGGCCGTGAAGCCCTCGCTCTGCAAGCGCAGGATTTCCAGCGCCGTGGAGGAGAAGTCCTCCCTCGCCACCCCCGGCAGAAGGTAGCGTGGGTAGCGCCGGGCCATCTGCCTGGTTTCGTCCAGCACCTGCCGAAACCAGGGGCCATCCCGGCTCTGGGCTTTCAAAAGTGGCAGGACGGCCGGGCCCAGCTCGCTGATGAACCGCACGAACCGATAGCTCCCGGCCTCGTCCAGGGCGGCGGTGAGCATGGGCTCCCACTCCGTCCCAAGCCGCTGGCGCACGATGGCCCCCAGCACTCCGGCCTCCATGCGGATGTACGTCCGATAGCAGCGCTCCGCATACTCGCCCAGCTTTTCCAGCAGGGCCAGGGCTTTGAGATTTTCGCCCAGCGCCAGGTAGCAGCGCACTTTGGTAAGGTAGCGGTAGCGCTCCATGGTGATGAACTCTTTGTCCTCGTCCGGGGCCTGTTCCAGCCACTCACGAACCGCGTCCATATCCCCACGATATAGTGCAATTCTACACCGCACGGCCCGTATATTGGGCAAGAGCTGCATCACCCGCTGTTCCTCCACCGCCGACTGGAAGGAGTCCAGGATAGCCCCGGCGTTGGTCAGGTCCCCTTGCAGGATCATCATCCGTACCCGCTGGCCTACTGCCGAAAAGGCTACCTCCAAAGTGCCGCCGCACTCGGTTTCCACCTGACCTCGGGAGAGCAGGGTCAGCACCTCGAAGGTGTTCTCGCCTTTCTCAAACAGGCTCTCTCCCAGGGCGATCTTTGTAAGGCCCTTGCCGTACGGCCCAGCACACGTTCCACAATCGGGCCGACTGTCCTTGCCAGCGCCCGGTCAGAGCGGCTCCACTTGCAGAAGTCCTTGCCGCCGCTCATGGTGCTTGGCACGTTGCTGGTTACGGAAAGCTCCGGCAGGCGCACCCCCTGGTCCAGAAGCATGGCCGGGGCTTTCAGCATGATTTTCAGCACGTCCCGGCTCCCCCGGTGGGGCAGGCCGATGTCCAGATAGCACAGGCGGCTCTGAGCCTCGCGCTTTGCGCCGCCGGTGGCGGTCTTGGCGAATTCAGCCAGCCTATCGTACCAGTATTCGCCCTTTTCCGGGGCCATGAGCATGGAGTGGAGCATGGAGAGCCCCGCCATCAGCACCGGGCTTTTGGCGGCTTCTTCCTCGTCCATACCAAGATAGTACCGACGCAGCTCATAGTAATGGCCAGCGCCGGGGTTCACCCGGACGTTGCGGATGAGCAGCTCTCTGATCTGAGCCTGATCGCCGCTGCGCCCGTACATTTCCAGGGCTTCGGTCACCTGGCCGTTCATCTCGTACCAGACCCCGGCGTTCTTCTGGCAGGTCTTGATTTGTTCCTCGCCCAATGCCTGCACAGCCTTCTCACGCAGAGCGTGAAGAAGCACAGAACGCAGGCGGTAAGTTTCGCCACTCTGGATAAGGAAGTTCCCGGTTTCAGCGGCCTTTTGCAGGTAAGCCGAAGCCTGGCGGCTGGCGGTGATGAGCTCAGACAGGGGCAGAGTGAATTCCTCCACCACGCTTATTTTCATGAGGAATTCCAGCAGGTCGCTGTCCCATTCCGCCATCACATGGTCGGTAAGATAGCGGGTGAAGGCGTCGTAAATCTCCTTCTGCATCTGGGGACCGGGGGCCATACCCTCGGCCATTTTCAGGGTGGCGTGGCGCACGATGTAGGCGTTGCCGTCAGAATGCTCTGCCAGAAATTGCAGCTCATCCCCGGTGTAAGCCAGCCCCAGGCTGTCCAGGAACCCGGCGATCTCCCTCCTGCCCAGCTTCAGGTCGGCCTCGCTGAGGATCATGAAGCCCATGTTCACATACTCCGGCATGAGCCAGGCTGGAACCGGGCTTCTGCTCACCAGAATCAGCCATATATCTGGGCTGGCTACTAAACTCTTGACCAGTTCCCGCCTGGATTCGTCCAGCAGATGCAGGTCGTCCAGCGCCACGGTTCCCTGGGCGGGCAGAGCGCTCTCGTCCCAACGGCGGTCGCTGCACGAGAGGTAAACATGGCGGCGCTTTGCCAGGAACTTCTGCAAAAATGAGGTCTTGCCGTAGCCGGTGGCCCCGTAGATGTAGGCGGTCTGGCCAAAACTTTTTGCGGCTTTCAGCTTGCGGTACGCGCTCAGCGGCATGATGTACTGTTCCAAGGCTTACACCTCCACTCTGAAGATTCGCGCCAAAAAGCCACAGGCAACACTGATGTGTTCCTGCGGCTCCGTATTCGGTATGGGGTAAAAATGGGCGCAGTTATCCCTTGCTTGCTTGCTTGCTTGCTTGCTTGCTTGCTAAACAATTATTGGCGCTCATCTCGAAATTTCAACCCTTTTTCTGTAAATTTTTTGTGAAATCTAGGCTTTTATCGGGCATCACAAGCCGATGATATCACATTATACAGCTTGGGGGCCGGGAAGTACACTCCCTAAGTTGGGTAGTTTGGGAATACTTTTTGCAAAGGTGGTATCGCCACCCATGATGACCATTTCTTTTTGTACGTTGATTCTATCAAGAACAAAATATGCAAGCATCATCTAATTCCTATAATTATCTACTGGGAAGGAGAGCCTGCGGTCAAGAAACAGTGATGGTTTAACGATAGCCCTAATAAAATAACGATACCAAATAAATCAACGATAGCCTCATCACCAAAATCTCAGAAATGCAAAAAGGCCCGCCGCTGGTTTGGAAATTTATCCGGCCAGCGGCGGGCTTTTGATTAACAATGCTGGAAAAACGGCCATTTTAGGCGGGTTTGGGCGAAAATAAAGGACATTTATCCTGATACTCTTTGTATCAAAATAAATGTCCTTAGATGGCAAAGGTGGCAAAACTTGATACAAATGCACACCCTTTTTGCGTAGGGGGGTGTTTGCAGAGGGGTGTGCAAGGCTAATAAGTTCAGCGGTCTAACAGCATTTTGTGGAGAAATATTAGCGAGGGAACAGAATCACCGGCACTCCGTGCTGCCTTGCGTATTCTATCGTGTTCCGTGTTCCGCTGGGCTGGCCGTTATAAACGGCAATCACCCGCGCCGAATGGTCAACCATCCACTGGTTCCGCCGCTGGAAACAATCCCGGCTGTATCCGGGGCAGATGAAGCGCACCAGGTCGGCCCGCTCCATGACTTGGCGGTACCGCTCCTGCCACTCCCGGCTCCAGCGGCTCTCGAAACCTGTGTAGGGACTGGCGCAGATGAGGCGGATTGCGGCCCCCTCGTCCCGGAGTTCCAGTACAATCTCCGCCGCCCAGAGATCGACTCCTCTTGCCATCCCTGAGATAAATGTTTGGAATCCGTCAGCAATAGCCTGACGGATTCCTTTTTTCAACCCAGAAATAACCTCGATTTCCGGCATTCCGAGGCGCTCCGGTCTGTGGCCTGTGAAGCAGCACCGATGTTGTCTCAACTCTTGCTCCGTCATTTTACCGTCCTCCTTCGTGTGATAACACTGTTTAATATAACGGTATATTCAGTACAAGTCAACGGTATAAAACCATTTAAGTGAACGGTAAAATATGAGCAAGAGGGAGGTGACATCATGGACACACATTCCAGATTGCGGCAGTTGATGGCGGAACGGGGCTGGACAGCCTATCGGCTGGCGAAGGAGAGCGGGCTTTCCGAGTCTACACTGGCGAATATTTTTAAGCGAAACACAGTTCCATCCATCGCAACCTTGGAGGCCGTATGCTCTGCTTTCGGCATCTCCCTGGCTCAATTCTTCGCCGAGAGCGAGATGGTGGAATTGACGCCAGAATTGAAGGAGTTGTTCGACCATTGGGTGTCTCTTTCCCCAGAGCAGAAGCAGGCGGCGCTACAAATGCTTCGGGCTATGAATACAAAATAAAATCTGTGCCGGGGATGTCAGGGTTCCCGGCACCGTTGATTTTCTGTATCAAAAGATTTCATACCAGCGCAGCAGATCGCCGCGCCCTTCCGCTTCCAGTTGTTCCACCGCATAGCGGAGCCATTCTTCCGGCGTGGGGATTTCCCCGGCGCGTGGTATCTCCTCCCACGATGCCCGTTTCACCGGGTCAGGGTCATTCATCCCAGCTTCAATGCGGGCCGCGATGATGGCCCTCATTTCTTCTACTGTGATATTTTGCTTCTGGGCCAAGTATTCAAAAATTGTTTTAGGTTCTTCCATGACAACCTCCTGTTTCAGTCAGTATTCCCCAGCCAGGGCTATTAAAACACTATGTCCTTTTTGGGCTGTTCGCTATCTACCCATCGTGCCTATTATAACACCATTTTGGGAATTATAATAGTTACAGATAGGCGGGTGATGATGTGGACGCACAAGGCCGAATCAAAGACATGATGGTGGAGCGGGGCTGGACGGAATACCGGCTGGCAAAAGAATCGGGCTTGTCCCACTCCACCGTTACAAATATGTTCAAGAGAAACAACGCTCCCACGCTGCCGACCTTGGAGGCGGTGTGTACGGCGTTCGGTATTACTCTGGCACAATTCTTCGCCGAAGGGAATCCTCTGGAGCTGACCGATGAACAGCAGACGCTGTTCGCCAAATGGACCTCGCTGTCGGACAGGCAGAGGAACCTTCTGCTGGAGCTTATGGACACAATGTAAAACCCGTTGATCCCATTTTGCGGAATCAACGGGTTTTATCTGTGTCAGCCCTCTATCTCGGTGCCGTTCTGGAAGGTGAACACCAGCCGCCCATCGTGGTAGGCCGTGGCTTTCTCGACTACCGCCAGCCAAAGTCCCTCGTTAAATTCAGTGATGGCTTCGGTGTACTCGGAGAGTTCAAACATAAACCCGCCGATGCTATCCGCTTGGGCCAGCCGCTGGGCTTTCTCTATCTGGAGCGCGTCCAGCTTGGCCTTTGCCGCATCATACCGTGCTACATAGCCATTGTAGCGTTCAGTGTATTCCTCCTGGCTCTGGGCGCTCCGGGCGTTCTCCTGGATGCACCGCTGGGTCAATTCCGTCACCACCTCAATTTCCTGGCGCAGTTCCTCCAGCTCGGCGTCAATGGCAGAGCAGTTGGTGAGGTGGTTCTGCATGATGCGGCAATCCTCCAGCAAAGTGTCCTTGCCGTCCAGCAGTTGATTGAACGCTGCCAGGAACCGGGCCTTGATGTCCTCCTCCCGCAGATGGGGCGTCCGGCACTTCCGCTCCCCGGCAAATTTCTCGTTGCATTGCCAAATGGTGCGGCGGTATTTGCTGTTGGAGTGCCAGACCTTGGAGCCATAAAAGCTGCCGCAGTCACCGCAGACGATGCGGGCGGCAAAAATGCTGTTGCCACTGTAGCGGTGGCCCAGCCCCTTTCGGCGCACGAACTCGGCCTGCACCTTGTCAAATTCCTCTGGGTCGATGATGGGCTGATGGCTCTGCTCGATGTAATACTGCGGAACCTCGCCCTCGTTGACTTTCATCTTCTTGTCCAGGAAGTCGATGGTGAATTTCTTTTGCAGGAGCGCCGCTCCCTTGTACTTCTCATTCGTCAGGATGGAGGCCACCGTGGTCGTTCCCCATTTCGATTTTCCCGCCGGGGTAGGGATGCCGTCAGCGGTCAGGGCCTTGGCGATGAGGTAGGGCGTTTTCCCCGCCATGAAAAGGCTGTAAATCCTCCGAACGATGATGGCCTCCTCCTCCACAATGACGGGGAGGTCATCCGGCCCCTTTTCATAGCCGAGGAACTGCTTGTAGGGGAGACTGACCTTGCCATCCGCGAACCGCTTTCTCTGGCCCCAGGTCACGTTCTCCGAAATGGAGCGGCTCTCCTCCTGGGCCAGCGAGGACATGATGGTCAGCAGCAGCTCGCCTTTGGAATCGAAGGTCCAGATGTTTTCTTTCTCGAAGTAGACCTCGATGTGGTTTTCTTTCAGCTTTCGGATGGTGGAAAGGCTGTCTACCGTGTTCCGGGCAAAGCGGCTCACCGACTTGGTGACGATGAGGTCGATCTTCCCGGCGAGGGCATCAGAAATCATCTGGTTGAATCCATCCCGGTGGCGGGTGTTGGTCGCCGAAATGCCCTCGTCCGTATAGACTGACACAAATTCCCACTCTGGGTTGTTTTTGATGTAGCGGGTGTAATAGTCAATCTGTGCCTCATAACTGGTGAACTGCTCATCGCTGTCAGTGGACACGCGGGCGTACCCCGCCACCCGGCGTTTCCCAGCCGCCACCACGGGAATCTGGCTGTGCAGATTGATGGTGGCCGGAATGACCGTTACTGCTCTTGCTGCTGGCATGATCTCATCGCCCGTCCTTTCTTCGCAAATTCTCTGGCGGCAGCTTTCATCTCTGGGGTCCAGCTTTCCGCTCTGGAGCGGTCTGCCCATCGTTTAACGGTTTGAGTGCCGTCCTTGAACAGAAATACCACCCCGGTTGGGCAGCGTCTTTTTGGTGATGTGGTTTTCCCGGAATGTGGTCTGGAGGAGCAGGTTTCCTGTGTAGGAGTAATTCCCCAGCACCTTCCGAACGCTGGAGCGGCACCATGCGTGGCCGTTGCGGGAGGGTTTGCCCTGGGCGTTCAGCTTTTTCATGATGGCCTCAATGCCCATGCCGGAAAGGTAGTCGGCGAAGATACTCCGCACGATCTCGGCCTCCTCCGGCTTGACGATGTAAACGCCATCCTCGTACCGATAGCCCAGCACCTGCCCCGACCAGGGCTTACCATCCTCGAAATTTTTCTTGATGCGCCATTTCTGGTTCTCGCTGGCGGAAAGGCTCTCCTCTTGGGCGTAGGATGCCAGAATGGTGAGCATCAGCTCTCCGTCCGCGCTCATGGAATGGATGTTCTGTTCCTCGAAATAAACATCCACACCCAGCGATTTCAAATCCCGGACGGTTTGGAGCAGCACTACAGTGTTCCGGGCGAACCGTGAGATCGACTTCGTGATGATGAGGTCGATGTTCCCAGAGCGGCATTCCGCCAGCAGACGCTGGAACTCGGCGCGGTTCTCCTTCGTGCCGGTCAGGGCCTCGTCCGCATACACCCCACAATAGAGCCAGCCAGGATGGTTCTGGATAAGGTCGCTGTAGTAGCTGACCTGAGCCGACAGGGAATGGAGCATGGCGTCCTTGCCGGAGGACACTCTGGCATAGGCCGCGACCCGCTTGGCCTTGGGCTGGGCGGGGATGCTAAACCCCACCCGTTGAACTGTTCTTTCCAAAAAATCGCCTCCTTGGTGGTCACATATTCGCTCTAAACCGCAGTTTTATCAAGTTATTGTGCGAAAAATGCTATCCAAAGACAGGCCGTACTTTTTGGTCATAATTGTATCAATTTCGGCGTAGTCCCTCTCCGAAATAATGCCTTGCCGAAGCATTGCGGCGGCGAGGCTCATGGCTGCTTTGTAGGCGACAAGGCGGTCGAAGAACTCCATCATTCCACCCCCTTCCGCCGAGCGTCATCGTAGCAGCGCCGGGAGCAATATTTCCGCTTTTGGTTCCCGTAGCTTTCAAAAGGCTGGCCGCAATGTGCGCAGACCAGATGATAAAAAGCCTTGCGGTTGACCCGCTCCGGGTGGGAGTTCCACCAAGCCACGCGGCAGGCATCCGAGCAGAACTTCTTTTCCTTCCGATGGGGCGTCTGCTCCACAGCGGCCCCGCATTGGAGACACCGCTTCTCGACTGCCGCCTGACTCCTCCGACACACAGATTTGACCGTATTGAGGGAATAGCCTGTGATGGCGGCGATGCGCTTATAGCCCAGCCCCTGCCGCCGATATTCCATAATTTCGATTGATTTGTCCGTAGCCATGTTGTGATACCTCCTTACAGGTAGGCCACAGAACAGCGAAACTATAACCGAAAATCAAAAAAAGCCTGCGGGAAATCTCCAAAAGAGAAACCCGCAGGCTTTTGATGCGCCTTATAGCTTTGTCACATAGTCCAGGGAAATCCAGCCTGCGCCGGATTTCAGCCTGCCCCAGCCCTTGGCAGAGCCGGGGCCGTCCTTGACCTCGGTGATGGTGAACACGCCAATGCCAGTGAAGTTCCCAGTGGCGGCGGTGTCCGTTCCGGGGCCGCTGCGGATGCGCAAATCGGGGACGGACACCTTCACCAAGAAGGGAACGGCGTCAGGAACAGGGGCCGGAGCAGCCCCGCCAGAGGTGGCGAGGATGGCTTTGAGGATGGCGATGATCTTCTTCCCGTAGCCCGCGCCGGTGGCCCAGCCCTTACCCTGGGGATTCTCCCGCTGTCCCAGCCACTCCACCACCTCGGCACAGCCCCGCGCCACATACTTGAACCGGGGGTCGATGCACTCGCCTTTCAGCGGCTCGGTGGAGGCGTAGGCTTTGAGGTGCTGCACCTGCGCCCGGATACCAAGCTGGGCCGTGGAGAAGGAGTTGCCCTTCATGCCGTTGGCGGTGACACCCATGCCGCAGAAGTTGTTCTGGTCCAGTGTGACGGCGGAGCCGGAGAAGGCAAAGTTCCCGGTCTCCAGACAGGACTGCGCAAAGGCGATGTCGCCCCGTACACCCTCCGCTGCTCCCTCGGACAGATAGAGCGGCACCATGTCCAGAACGCTCTGGGCCACCATGGGATTCTTGGCCTTGAGATAGGTGCACATCTGTTCCGCAGTAGCCACCGCCGCGCCCATGATCTTCGTGCCGGACACACCGCTGGGGGCAGCGGCCCCGCCACCCATCGCCGCTTTCACGGCCTTGCGGAAGGTGTCCATCGTGTAGGGCAGGCCGAGCTGCGTCCACAGATGCTCCGGATCGCCGTGGTTGGAAGCGATGCCACGCTTACAGCCCTCCTTATGGCTGACGATCACCCCATCGCCGAGCGGGTCCAGGGAGAACTTCTGGCAGAGCATGGCGAACAGCTCCACCGCCGCGTCATAGGTGCGCTTGGCGACCGTCTGGGCGGTGGCCTTGTCGGAGCAGGTGAAGGTGGCCCCGCCGGTGTACTTGATGCAGGCGGGTTCGCACATCTCCACCCCGATGTGAGTGTTGTTGCCGCTGGCCCCGCAATGCCAGCCCCGATGGTCCCAGGGGAGGCACTGGTAGATGGTGCCGTCATTGCCGTCAATGAAACCGTGGACGCAGGCCCGGTCGTAGCTGGCGCTGTTCCAGTTCTTGATGAACACTTGGGCGCTGGGCTGGGAACAGCCCACGGAGTGGAGCATCAGCCCCTTGACCGTAATCTTCCGGCCAGCGGTGTAGCAGGGATTCTTGGTGAGGATGGATTCAATGAGCCTCATTCGTCCTCACCGCCTTCCTCCGCCCGGTCGTGGAGCTGGGCCAGAACATCCTTCAGCTTCTTGGGGATAGGCAGACCAAGGTGGGCGGCGTTCTCCAGCAAGGACACACCCTCGTTGGACAGGTAAAAGAAGATGATCGCCGTCCGCAGCACCGAGCCGGTGCCAATGACCTCCACATCCAGGATGTTGGCGATGCCCACCAGGAAGAAGATCAACACCTTCCGGCAGATGCCGCGAAAGCCCACCTCGCTGGACAGCTTCTGGTCGTTGATGGCGCACATGACCCCGGTGATGTAGTCCACCGAAGCGAACACCACCAAGGCAATGAGCAGGCCGTCACAGCCGCCCAGAAAATAGCCCAGCCAGCCGCCCACAGCGGTGAACACGAACTGAACCGTGTTCCAAAATTCCTTCATTGCAAAAACCTCCGTTTCTGAAAATGTGTATAATAAAAGGCCATCCGCCAAGCGGCGGACAGCCTTTCATCCGTTATTTGGTTTAGGTCGATCTGGCCTTGATATAGGCGGGGATACCATCCTTGCTCATGACCGGGAGCCACGCGCCCTCGCCGGAGAAATCCATCAGCCCATCGAACAGCAGCTTGCACACCACCGGGATGCCAGCGGAGTTGAGGCCGCTGAGATACAGTGCGTTCTCGCCGGGGAGATAGGTGATGCAGCCGTTCTTCGCAATCAGCCCCAGGAGGCCCAGCGTGTCGATATAACCCCAGCCGCCCGCAGCCAACTTGGAGCCGAACAGCAGCCCGGTCCCCACAAAGATGAACCACATGGACTGCTCCGCCACATAGCAGACGGAATCGGTGAACAGCACCGCTCTGGACGGGAGTTTGATATTGATGTCCCTCCACTCCGGCAAAGTGCTGCCGTTGTACCGCCCATGCATCAGTGTGACCTTTCGGTCAACGAGGTCTACGTTGTAGAGATACTCATTGTTCGCACCAGTAGGGAGCGTGATCATCTGGGGGGTATAATCCTCAGCGACAAATCTTTTCAGATACCTGCCGCGCTCATCCTGTTCGATAGCCGTTTCCATGTTGGTGTAACTGTTATAGGAAGAATACGGATCACTCTCCGGCGTTCCATAGAGGGACTGAGACACAGAAGCGATGCTGAACCAAAACTTGTATCCGTAGTTGTTCGAGTAGAGATAGATACCAAGGAAACGCGAAGCATAGAGCGCCTCGTTCTGATTCTTCACGGAAAAGCCGAACTTTGCAGCCAACTTCGGCGTGTAATGCTTACTCATGCTGCCGCTATAAGCCATGCAGTAGCCTTGAATCTGCTGCGCCGAGGAAGAATACTGCCCAGCCGTCCATGTGATATAGTAGAAATAGCTGTCACTCATATAGAGGGCCATCATCTTGGTGCCGCCCACATCTACCACATAAGGGATGGTGTACTGGTTCGCCGTTTGAGTCACCCGACCACTGATATAGGTGGTTACCGCCGTCATTTTGATAGAGGTTTCCGAGCCGGTGAACGACACCAACTCAAACAGGAGAATCTTCGCCTGCGTTCCACCGATCTGTGTCAGGTAAAGAGAACCACCGCAGATAGAGAGATACACCGGGCTTGCTCCAGACAGGGCCTCGGCTCCAGTCACAGGGATGGTCTTTGCCGCGCCGGTAGCCGGAACGCAGACCAGCAGATGGGCATCCACCAGATATGCCCAGATGGAGCCGTTGAACACACAAGTGTTGGTGATGGCTCCGGCCTTGTCTGCGGTGTAGGCTGTTTTGAGGTCCTGCGCCGTTGGCTGCTTGGTCCCCAGCAGGGCCACCAGCTCCGGGTAATCGTCCTCGCTCACAAAGCTGCCGTCACACTTGAGCCAATCATCGCCCATGCAAGTGTTCCCAGGATGGTAAAGGTGATTGCTGAACCGGCGGCAAACACCAGCGACAAATGAAACGCCTTTTTAGGCTCTGTACCTGTTCCCCCCACATAGCCGATTACCAGGGGGATGCTGGATAGAGAACATGGCGTAAACGAGGTCAGCACTCCCGCCAGCACAGCCAACAGCGGGGCCAGCCAGACACTTTCAGAGATCAAAGTGCCGAGGGTGTTCAGCCAGGAATCAATCATGCCTCCACCCCCATTTCCGTGAGGATCAGCCGCATTTGTTCTTCGGTCAATCCGCCCTGATGGACGGTAAAGACGTGTTCCCCGGTTTCCCGTGAATTGTATAGGATGAAGTCAATCTGTTGGGCCAACTCAACGCTGGGAACAAAGGGTGTTCCGTCCGCGTTTACTATCACCTGCGTGGGAATGACTTGAACGGGGACATTTGATGCGGCCTCGGCATACTCCCATACATCCACAAACTTGATAAACGCCTTGCCGGTCATTTCCTCGTTCATCGTTTTCAAAACCGGAGCCATTTGCTGGCAGGGGACGCAGGAATCAGAGCCATAGTCCACGATGATAGGCAGGCCATGCTCGGCCAGCGTCTCAAAGTCAATGGCCTCCGTTGCGGTCAACGTAAAGTCGGTATCTTCTGGGGCGGTAGAATCCTCCGGGGCCTGAGTGGTCGCAGGTGGATTTTTGAAAAGATAGATACCGGCGATAATCGCCACAATCAGGCAGAGGACCAGAATTTTTACAAGATTTTTCTTTGTCATAGTGCCTCCGCATTAAATAAATACATACTGCAACGCATTGAACAGATAGCCGACAAGGATGATGCCCACAGAACAGATTGTAATGAACAAGGCCAGCAGTTTCGGCTTCACCGCCTTGCGGAGCATGATGATGGAGGGCAGGCTCAAAGTGGTTACGGCCATCATAAAGGAGAGAATAGTGCCAAGCTGTGCGCCCTTCGCCAGCAGTGCCTCCGCCACGGGAATTGTGCCAAAGATGTCCGCATACATGGGAACGCCCACCAGGACAGCCAAGAACACGCCAAAGGGGTTGTTGCTGCCGAGGACCGCTTGAATCCAGCTTTCGGGAATCCAGTTGTGGATGATCGCGCCAATACCCACGCCGACCAGAATGTAGGGGAACACTTTTTTGAACGTGCTGACAACCTGATCTTTTGCAAAGATAACCCGGTCACGCTTTGTCAAAGTGGGGGATTCCAAATCCACGCTGCTGGCATTTCGGATAAATTCTTCCACATACTGCTCCATGTGCAGTTTCTCAATCAGAGTGCCGCCTGCAACGGCGATAACCAGCCCCAGCACGACATACCAAATGGCGATTTTTGCGCCGAAGATGCTCATAAGGAGTACCAGACTGCCCAGGTCAACCATTGGGGAGGAAATCAAGAAGGAGAAGGTCACGCCCAAAGGTAAGCCCGCGCTGGTAAAGCCGATAAATAGCGGGATGGACGAGCAGGAGCAGAACGGCGTTACTGTTCCCAGCAGAGCGGCGATGATGTTGGCCCCGATGCCGTGGAACCGGCCCAGGATACGCTTGCTCCGCTCTGGCGGGAAGTAGCTCTGGATGTACGAGATTATGAAAATCAGAGTGCAGAGCAGAATAGTGATCTTGATTACATCATAGATGAAAAATTGAATACTACCGCCCCAATGGGACGCAGTATCCAGGCCGAGCGCCGATACCAAATTTCCGATCAGCACGTTCATCCACTTCATTCCGAGGATTTGATCCTGGATGAACAGCCAGACGGTTTGCAAGATTTCCATATGTTACCTCCACGAACAAAATCTATAAATCGCAATTTGTCGATTTATTATTGCTAAAGTAAACCGCCACTGGCCACATGGCGGCTCACTTATCGCACAAACAAAAATTATACAACGGCACGTCTTGAACCACACAAGCAGTCAATATCTTCTGCCTCTGCGGTGCAGGTTGTCAGTTGGGTGAGCAAGGCAACCGCCTGTGCGCTCCCCTCCGGGTCGATACGGTAATATACCCACTTTCCCTCTTTCCGGCCAACAACAACACCAGAATCACAGAGGATTTTCATGTGGTGGGAAAGGGTGGACTGCCCTATGTGCAGTTCGTCTAACAGCTTGCAGGCACACTTCTCACCCCCGCGCAGCAGCGACAGGATGTGCAGTCGGTTTTCATCACAGAAAGCCTTGAAAACTCGTGTACTCTGTTTATCGGATAGGTACATTGTCTCACCTCACATCTAAGTTCTTCGATATTATTATATGCAACACTTCGATAATTGTCAATATGTTTTTTGAAATTTTTTGTCGTGTGGCTATCCAAGGCAAGATTGCCCTGCTCATTTGCTGTATAACGATAGCCCCAATAAAATAATGATACCCAATAAATCAATGGTAGCCCAGCCCCTGATGACCCTCAAAAAACAAAAAAAGCACCGCCCCGGCCCGGTTTTCTACCAGGCCAGAGGCGGCGCTTTCTTCAAAATTGTTAGAAAACCCGCTATTTTCAGCGGTTTTAGGCAAAAAGCAAGGACGATTATCTCGATACTCATTGTATCAAAATAATCGTCCTTACATGGTGCCGCTGACCGGGATCGAACCGGTACGATGTTGCCATCACGGGATTTTAAGTCCCGGGCGTCTGCCAGTTCCGCCACAGCGGCATATAACTAATATTATCATACAGATCCTGCAAAATCAAGAGGGGAAAGCAAAAATTTTGCCCCGCAGCCGCCAAACCTGCAAATTTTTCGCTTTGGAAGCAGCAGAAGCTTCTGGTTCGGGAGGCGTTTTACCTGGGATGCGCAGGGCAAAACCCGGAGAAGAATAGTATACAAACTTTGCCAGAAATCACCGGGGGGGATTTGTTATACTGCTGAAATTTAAAATTCACACAAACCCATCTTGCTTTTTCTCCTGGCAGGTCTATAATAAGCAGGGTTTAGAACCCGCGCCCATGGAGATGCCGGCAAAGCTTTCCGATACGGGTTTTACCGTAAGCGCGCTTGAAAACCGGCAAAGGCTGATTTCCAGGCAGCGCTGACTACCCAAAAGCAAAAGGGCGCCAGCCCGCCTATCACGCCGCTGCCCGTTCAGCAGGGAGGAAATGTGCTATGTTTCAATTAAGATGGGTGTGGGCCCGCTTGCAGGGCCTGCGCAAAAAGTACGTGTTCGCTTTATGCTCCACCGTCGTGCTGGCAGTGCTGGCACTGGGCAACTCCGCCATAACCGCCCGCATTATGGACACCATCTTCCGCCCCCTCCAGGAGTCCGGGACAGTGGCGGAGGATGCCATCCGCCACCTCATCATCATGGTGGCAGTCCTCATAGGGTTCACTTTGTTCCGCACAGGCTTCGGATACCTTTCCATCATGACCTATGAGAACGTGTCCCAAAAGCTGATATACGACCTGCGCCGGGATCTCTATAAAAACATGCAGGAGCAGGATCAGGCTTTCTACAGCGCCTACCGCACCGGCGACCTGATGACCCGCCTTACCGGCGACATGGACATGATCCGCCACACTGTGTGCTGGGTTGTCCGGCAGCTTATCCACTGCGTGGTGCTGTTCACCACCACCACTATCACCTTCTTCGCCACAGACTGGCTCTTTGCCCTCACCATGCTGGCTGTAACGCCTTTCATCTTTGTCATCACCCTGGTGTTTTCCCGCCAGGTACACCCCCTCTATGTGGAGCTTCGGGAAAAGCTCTCCCGCCTGAACACTGCCGCCCAGGAGAACATCGCCGGCAACCGGGTGGTAAAGGCTTTTGCCCGGGAGGAGTATGAGAAAGAACGCTTCGACGAGAAGAACCGGGACTATAAGCAGGCCAACGAGACGGCGTCTTTGCTATGGCTGAAATTCAGCCCCTATGTGGACACCCTGTCCCAGTCCCTTTCTGTGGCTGTGCTGCTGGTGGGCGGCATATTCCTGATCAATGGCCGTATCACCATTGGCGCTTTCACCCTCTTTAACGGCTTAACCTGGACGCTGGTAGAGCCTATGCGTATGCTGGGCATGCACCTGAACGATTTGCAGCGGTTCTTTGCCAGCTCCAGCAAAATCATTGAGCTTTACTATGCCAAGTCTACCATCACCACCCGCCCCGACGCTGTAAATCCCAAAGGCCGCCTGCAGGGCAGGGTGGAGTTCAAGGGCGCGGGGCTGAAGCTTCATGGCGCCCAGGTGCTGCGGGATATCGACCTCACTGTGGAGCCGGGGGAAACAGTTGCCATTATGGGACCCACAGGCGCCGGCAAAACCTCCCTTATCAGCCTTATCCCCCGCTTTGCCGACGCCACCCAGGGGGAAGTGGACATAGACGGCGTGCCGGTGCGCATGTATGACCTTAAAAAGCTGCGCTCCTCCATTGGCATTGCCACCCAGGATGTGTTCCTCTTCTCCGATTCTGTAGACGGCAACATCTGTTATGGCGACAGCGGCATGCCAGAGGATGAGGCGAAAGCCTTTGCCAGGATGGCGGCAGTGGATTTCGCTGAAAAGCTGCCCCAGGGTTTTGACACGGTTATCGGCGAGCGGGGCACAGGCCTGTCCGGCGGGCAAAAGCAGCGCATTGCCCTGGCAAGGGCTTTGGCAGTGAAGCCCAGCGTCCTCATCCTGGACGATACCACCTCCGCTGTGGATCTGGAAACAGAAAAGTACATTCAGGAGCAGCTTTCCGGCCTTAGCTTCCCCTGCACCAAGATCATTGTGGCCCAGCGCATTTCCACCACCAAGCGGGCCGATAAAGTGGTGGTAATTGAGGACGGCAGGATCACCCAGGCAGGCACCCACAGGGAGCTGATTCAGCAGCCCGGCTATTACCGGGAAGTTTACCTGCTGCAAAATGGCGGCACAGAAAAGGAGGTGGGCTGAAATGGCGCGCAACCGCTTTGACGTAGACGAAAACCTGGAAACCCCGTTTAACTTGAAACACCTGCTGCGGGCAGGTACATACATCGGGCAGCACAAGAAAAAAATGGTGCTCTCCCTGCTGTATTCCGCCATTTCCGCAGCAGCCGCCCTTGTAGGGCCGCTGCTGGTGCAGCGGGGCATCAATGTCTCCGTACCCAATAAAGATTATGGGGAGCTGGTGCTCCTGTCCGCTGCCATGCTGGCCGCCATTGTCGTGTCAGTGCTCTTCGGCCGGGCGCGCAGCAGGTACATGATTTCCGTCGGCCAGGAGATTATCTATGATATCCGCAAGGATCTTTTCGCCCACCTGCAAAAGCTGCCCTTCCAGTTCTATGACGACCGCCCCCACGGCAAAATCCTGGTGCGGGTTATCAACTACATAAACAGCGTGTCTGACGCGCTGTCTAACGGCATTATCAACTTTATCCTGGAAATTTTCAACCTCCTGCTCATTGCCGCCTTCATGCTCATCTGCGACCTGCGGCTTTCCCTGGTGGTGATGGCGGGGGTGCCTTTGCTGCTCATTGTCATCTTCTTGGTGAAGCCTGCCCAGCGCCGGGCCTGGCAGGATGTATCCAACAAATCCTCCAACCTGAACGCTTACCTTCATGAAAGCCTGGACGGCATGAAAATCACCCAGGCCTTTGTGCGGGAGGAGGAAAACGCCGGGATTTACGACAAATTGAACCAGAACTACCGCCGGAGCTGGATGCGCGCCCAGTACACCTCCAACCTGATTTGGGTGTCTGTAGACAACATCTCCACCTGGGTGGTGGGGGCCATGTACCTGGTGGGCCTGTGCGCCCTGGGGCCTGGGATGCAGATAGGCACCATTATCGCCCTGTCCTCCTATGCCTGGCGCTTCTGGCAGCCCATGCTCAGCCTGTCCAACCTCTATAACACCTTTATCAACGCGGTGGCCTATCTGGAGCGCATTTTCGAGATGATGGACGAACCCGTTACGGTGGACGACGTGCCGGGAGCCGCCCAACTGCCGCCCATTCAGGGCGCGGTGTCCTTTCAGGACGTGACCTTCTCCTATGACGGCAGCGTGAATATTCTGGAAAATTTCAACCTGGAGGTTGCCCCCGGCGAATCCATCGCCCTGGTAGGCCCTACAGGGGCAGGCAAGACAACGGTAGTAAACCTGCTCTCCCGCTTCTACAACCTGAACGGCGGCCAGGTGCTCCTGGACAGCCATGACATTGCCGGGGTAACGCTTCAGTCCCTGCGCAGCCAGATGGGCATTATGCTCCAGGACAGCTTCATTTTCTCCGGCACCATTATGGACAACATCCGTTACGGCCGCTTGGACGCCACTGACGAAGAGGTGATTGCCGCCGCCAAAACCGTATGCGCCCACGAGTTCATCTGCCAGATGGAGGACGGGTATTACACCCAGGTCAACGAGCGCGGCTCCCGCCTGAGCCAGGGCCAGCGGCAATTAGTGGCCTTTGCCCGCACCCTGCTTTCCGACCCTAAAATCCTGGTGCTGGACGAGGCCACCTCCTCCATAGACGCCAAAACGGAAAAGCTGGTGCAGCAGGGCCTCCAGGCCCTCTTAAAGGGCCGCACGTCCTTTATCATCGCCCACCGGCTCTCCACCATCAAAAGCAGCGACCGCATCCTCTATATTGCCAATAAGGGCATTGCTGAAATGGGCAGCCATGAGCAGTTAATGGAGAAACAGGGCAAATACTACCGCCTGTATACCGCCCAGTTGGAGGATTGAGGCAATTATAGTGGTGGTAAGGAAAAAGGAAACGCCTTAGAGACAAAATACACAAACTGTCATAGCAAAGGCGAGGGAAGAATATAAAACACGGAGATGTCCAGAGTATCAAGGAGGTCATCAAGAACAGCAAATCCGTCTGTCTGCATCCTGCAATCTGCAGTAATACCGCCTGTCGGAATTAAAAACCGCCCAATCGTGAGTATGGAGTTGTTCGACAGTGCCCTCGCTGAGGCAAGCATTACAATTAGGTTACACAAGGTCAAACGGCCTGTGTAGCCTAATTTTTTTGCAAAGAAATAGGAGAACAACAGAACCAGGGGTGAAGAATCTTGCGGAAATATAGGTATTTGACATTCGCGGACCGCAAGCAGATTTCCGCATGGTATCAGTCAAACGACCGTGCGGCGGACATAGCGGTTCGGCTGGGTATGAGCGTAAAAACGATATACCTTGAATTGAAGCGCGGGGAAGAAACGGACGAAAGCGGGGCCGTTATCCTTGACCGCAACCAGCGGCCCGCATACAACCCCGTTCTTGCCCAGCAGAGGTTACAAGCGAACTTCAAGCGGCGCGGGCGCGTCGCGGCGGAGGAAGCGACGGAAACGGCGGGAGCATAAGCCCGCGAGAATTAAACAGGAGGTTTTGACAGTGACAGAATTTGAACGAATCACGCAAAGCCCGGAAACGCTGGCGGCGTTCCTTGCGTCCTTGCCCTGCATTGAGGGGCCGTGGGACGAAGCCTTTCACGAACGGTTCTGCAATTACTGTCCGGAGAAAGATTGTGGCAACTGCCAGTATGGGGAATACCGCAACAATCCCCTTTGGTGGTTGAAGTTGAGGGACGAACCCAGCGAGGGGACAAGACAGGCGGCGAAAAGGCTTGCAGACCTTGTAAAGCGATATTCCGCGCTGGAAGCCGCAGAACTGCTGGATATATCCTTGAATGCGGCAAAAATTCTGAACGAAGAAAAAGACATTGATTGGGCAATGGCTATCAGCGCGGCGCAGTCAATAGGAATCTATGACCGGGGATAGTTCACAGGAGAACGCGAACGGCACTAATAACCGAATCAAGCCGGAAAACTTCAAGTTTCTGCTGGCGTTCTAACTGTTCGATCCTCCATTTTATAGAATCCTGATCTTCTCCATACGGCAACAAGGCTTTGTAGATATTCCCAAAGCCGATAGCAAGCCCTATATCCTTATACATAGTGGGCTGAATTTGACGTATCAGGTTAAGAAATTGAGCGTCGTTCATAGGCGCGAACCCTCTATTCTGTATTTTACCACAGATCGGAGGAAAAAGAAAGACGATGAAAAGATGAACATTGTTTCTTTCGGCGGCGGTACGAACAGTACCGCAAAGCGGGAGTTTTGCAGGGAATACGGGATAAGCCCCGGCGACTATTGGTGCGGCCTGTCCGACCTGACCGCCCGGCGGTTGAAGCCGGAAGAGGTCAAGGCGTGGGAAGCAGACGCACAGACGGAGCGCGACACCCTGATTTTTATTCAGGGAATGCTGGAGATCGGAGCGAAAGCCTATGCGGAACGGGGGTGCGTTGTATGAGTGTTTGCCGCGGGTGCGGGCGTGCTATCGACTGGATAAAGACGACCGCTGGAAAGAATATGCCCGTTGACCCTGAACCCGTATTCGTGATCGAGGGGGACGGGTGCGACCGTTTCGTGACAGACGACGGCGCGGTGGTTGTCGGGCGGGTTGCCCGCCCGGAAGAGGAAAGCCGCGATCTTCCCGTTGCCTTTGTGCCGCATTGGAGAACTTGCCCGAATGCAGGGGATTTCCGGCGGAGCGGGAGGGGGTGAGGACATGAAGCGTCAATTCTGCTTGCCTTGCTTCCTTGAACTACAAAAGGCAGGAAAGCACAACATAAAGCGCGTGGGCGGCAGGAATCAGAAAATCACGTGCTGGCGGTGCAAACGCCGCCGCTATGGGACCGACTATGAAATTTCCCGAAAGGGGGGTGCGGGCCGTGACGCGTGACGAACTAAAAGCGGCGTTCGATGAGCAATGCCCGGTTATTCACGGGGGCATTACATATCAGCGCATTTCCGCCCTGATTAGCCGCAGGGAACCCGGAAAGCGGCGGGCGTTCCTGCAAGTTGAACTAATGGACAGAACCGGGCGTTCGGTCACGATTGCCGACCCTGACAGAATCGAAAGGAGCGGGAGCAATGCCAAAATATGAGTTTGTCGCCGTCGATTTCGACGGGACACTTTGCGCCGACGCATTCCCGGAAGTGGGAGAGCCGAGAGCCCTTGTCGTTGACTATGTGAAGCGGCTGGCGGCGGAGGGGTCAAAGATCATTCTTTACACCAGCAGGGAGAACGGAACGCGCCCTTTGCTTGATGAAGCGGTGGCGTTCTGTAAGGCGCAGGGAATCCCACTGTATGCGGTCAATGAGAATCCGGGGAACCCGCACGCCGCAAAGAACGGCTTGAAGCATTCCGACGGGCGGAAAGTGTTTGCCGATCTCTACATTGACAACAAAGCCGTGAACCCGCTTGCAATCGAAGCTTTCGGCGCGGTGGAAATTATCGCCCCGGAAGTGCAGAGGATTTCGGCGGTTTTGGGTCAAGTTGTGGAAACGCTGACCCCGCCTTTATGGAGAATCGCGGTATATACGCGGGCGGTCATGAGGGGCGGAAGATGAAGCCGATCAAGATTGAACGCAGGAACCCCATACGGCCCCGCAGGAAGCGGCAGGGGTTCCCGTGGTATGAGCGGGCGGAAGTCTGGACCGTTGCGAAATATGCGGCCCTGACCCTTGCGGGAATCATGCTTTTTCGAGCGGGACAAGCCCGCGCCCTGATCGACCGCGGATATGCCGCAGTAGGCGGAGAAGTATTCGCCTTGTTTCTGCCAGCCTATTATTTCATCTTTTCAAAGCTTGCCCGCGACGTTATCGCGGAAAAGCAGAACGGTTCAAAAAATGATTAGGAGGTCAACGACCATGAAAAGACAGCAACTTTCAACCCTGAAAGACGGCGCAAGGTTCGTTTACGGCGGCGTGGAATGGGTCAAGCTGGAACACTTTTTCACAGAAACAAACGATTTAGGGACGGTTGCCATTGCCGCCGAACCCGTCTTTGAACGGGCTTTCGACGAAGAGAACTGCAACGATTGGCGCAAGTCGTCCTTGCGCCGGGAACTGAACGGGCCGTTCCTTGACGCGCTGATTGCAGAGGGCGCAGACCCGGCGGCGTTCATGGAGTTTGAAAGCGACCTGACCGCCGACGACGGAATGACGGACTACGGAACCGCACGGGACAAAATCGCCCTGATTACGTGCGATCTTTACCGCGAACACCGGGCCTTGCTTCCGAAAATCGGGTGCTGGTGGTGGACGCTGACCCCATGGACGTGCGTACATGAATATTCGTGCTATCAACCTATGGATAAGGTATAGCATAGATCGGCGGAAAAGTCAACAAAGAACGCCGTTTTTATGCGGCGTGGCGGGCTTGTAGTGGGTATTAAGATTCCGGCGAAAGCTTGTCCACGTCATACAGGAAGCAACGGGGAGATCAGCAGGGTTCGGCCCTTGCCCTTTGCCCTTTTCTCTTGTCTATATCTCTTCATACGCCGCCGAGGGTGATGGGGGGTTGCAAGGGGGGAAGAGGGAGGGGGCGTTGTGTGAACCCTCTTCCCCCCTTGCAAGGTTAGGTATAGCAGACAGCCGGAAACAGAACACGCCCGCTTTATTCATCGACAGAAAGAGGGTGAAGCACGGTGCGAAGTTTCATTCGTGAAAAGAAAATCTATTGCGGCAAGCAATATCGGGAGGTTGATATTTTTACCTACACCGACGCGCAATGCAGGGCAGTAAAGCGCGGCACACGGTCAAAGAAAATCAAGGAATCGGAGCCAAAGCAAAAGAACTTGAATGACAAGAACGCCCGCCGCTATTTCATTCAGACCGCAAACTTGAATTTCGGGGACGACCCGGACGCGTTGCACGTGACGGCTACATATAGCACAATTATGCCGACGGCTGGGTTCTCAAATGCGACATATCGAAGTATTTCTATTCGATTCAGCATGAACCGTTAAGAAGTTATATTGTTTGTATTCAGGATAAAGAACGTCTTTGCCGTCGCTGATTTCGGAAATCGTGCCGTCGTCGTTCATCATAACTTCAAGGGTATTTGTCCCCCAGCGAACCTTGTAAACGCCGTCGGTTTCGGAAACCGTGCTGATCTTCCCGTCAAGGCCGCAGGACACAAGCGCAATGAAAACGTCGTCGGCCTGTTCCGGCGTGATCTGCATATCTGCCCGAATTGTGTTCATCGAATCCGGGTAGAAATCATATTGCGCGGAAAGTTCGCTTGATTTCGGCGTGTCGAGATCAACCAGCACGTTGCCGCACGCGGAGAGGGACAGCGCAAGCCCCGCCGCAAGGATAAGAGAAAGAACCCTTTTCATTTTGGAATCCTCCATTCCGCCGCCCGAAAGGTTAGGCGGCTTGCTTATTTTTTCAAAGGTGGAACCGTCTGTTTCAACGTCGTTCTGACCTTTAACACAATTATACACTTGACACGTGTTAAAGTAAAGAATAGAGCGGAACTTTAACACATAGGAGGGAAGCCGCATTGAAGATTTACGAATACAAAGGCCGAAAGAACCTTTGCGGACAGCGGATAAAAGAAGCCCGCGCCCGTCGGAACATAACGCAAGCCGAACTTGCCGCCCGCTTGCAGATTGCAGGGGTAACAATGGAGCGGGACAGCGTAAGCCGAATTGAGATCGGGACCCGCTTTGTTACCGACTACGAATTGACCGTGCTTGCAAAGGTGCTGGGCGTGTCTATGGAATGGCTGACAGAACAGGAAGATTAAAAGCCCGCCGGGAATCGAACCCGGCGGGCTTTTGGTGTTGGCGGATTGTTCCGCCAGCCCGCATGAAATGCCCCGGCGCGGTTTTCAATCTTGCTTCATGCGAATATTTTTGAAGCAGGCCTTTGTTTCCTTTTGAATTTCGCTGATTCTGTACGGGATAAGATCATTCAGCATGAAGTTTTTTTCCTCTTCAAATTCCGCTTGCGTGCGGACACGCCAAAAACCGGGCTTTTCGGGGTCCTCTATACGCTGAAAACAGCCGTCGGCCTCCGCCTCTTCCGGGGTTTGCCAGCGGGTTCAGTTTTCGCGCATTTCATTAAACGATTTTATGCGGTCCGCCTGTTTCTTTAGGGCTTTTGCGCCGTATTGGGAAAGGTTAGTTTTATTTACAAGCTTATTAAATAGTGCCTACATGAGTTAGGCACGAATGGCAGCCCAAATAGCGATACAACGGACGTGTACCGCAGCGATAAAG